TCGACCTGAAAGCAATGCCCGCGGCAGGCGCGGACGAGGCAAGCCATGCATAAACGTCAAAAGTCCAACGGGCTTAACGCTGTCGGTAAGCCCCACAACGCGAGCTATGACCCTGAATACAGACTCCACGTGCCGCCCAGAATTGGCCGACTGCGCGCGCCTTACGGGCGCAGCATGCGATTTGTGGGCGACGATCAATCCGCAACTGACGAGAAGCGTAGACGCCGCCGGCGACTGCGGCCCGCACCTCTGCTCGATCTGCTGGAGCAGCGTGGCGGGGACGGATCGTGAAGCTGGAAAGCACCGCCGGCGCGCTCGCCGCCGCGTTGTCCTCGGCGGAGCTCGCGCTCGACGATAGGTCGAATATCGAGGCGCTGAAAATGGTGCGCTTGGCCGTCAAGGACGACCGCGTCGAGTTTGTCGTCGATGCTCTCGATCGCCGTGTCGCTGCCAGCGTGCCCGTTACCGTTATCGAAACCGGCGAGGCCCTGGCGCGCTGCGTCTCGCTTAGCGGTGTGCTGGCCAAGCTGCGTTCCGACCAGACGGTGCGGCTTGTCCGTAACGAGGATAACGTCGTCGTTACCGCCGGGCGCTCACGCTTCAAAATTCCCGGCCTGTCGCTCGATCTCCTGCCGCAGTCGGCGGCGCCTGCAGACAACGTGGTGGAGTTCTCGCTCGCGACCAAAGACCTGCTCCGCCTGATCGAGGCCACCGGCTACGCAGCTGCAAGCGAGGAGACGCGCTACTACCTCAATGGCGTCTTTCTCCACGTTCTTCCGGGTACCGCTGAGGTACCAACGCTGCGCAGCGTTGCGACCGACGGCCACCGCCTTGCACAGATCGATCTGTCGCTTCCTGCCGGCGCCGCGAATATGCCCGCCGTCATCGTTCCCAGCAAAACCGCCGACATCGTCGTTAAGCTGCTCCGGCGCAAAGGCGTCGCCGCAAGCGTGAAACTGTGGGTTTCCGATCGGCTGTTTGAACTCTCGTTGCCGGATCTGCGGCTCACCTCCAAGCTCATCGATGCGACTTTTCCCGACTACGCGCGCGTCGTCCCGAACGATTACGGTGCTTTTGTTTGCGTTGACCGCGACGAGCTCATGGCGGCACTCGCCCGCGTCGAGGCAACGATCAACCCGGAAACCAAAGGTACAATGCGTACCGTCGCCTTCGCCTGGAATGACGGGGCTCTGCACGTTTGCCGTACTGACGCTGGCGCCGATGTCGATGACGTGGTCGACGCCAAGACCAAGGGTAGCGGCAAAACCGCGCTGCGGATCGCCCTTGCCCAGGACGCGCTCAACGCTCTCACCGGCAAGCGCGTCGCCATTGCCGTCAATGGCCCCGGAACGCCGATCCACTTCGCTAATCCCGACGACCCATCGACGTTCGCAATCGTAATGCCGGTTCGGGGGAACCATGAAAACGCTTGCTGATATTCGCCGGATCACGGCAACGATGCCGCCGCGGTTCCTCATTCACGGTCTTGAGGGCACCGGTAAGACGACGCTGGCAACCGCGTTTCCGGCTCCGGTTTTCCTGCAGACCGAGGACGGCACCCCGGCCAAGCTCGAGCTTACATCGTTCGGCACGCTCGAAAATCTCGGCGCGGTGCACGACGCCATCGCCGCGCTCGGCAACGAGCCGCACAGCTATCGTACCCTTGTGCTTGATAGCATCGATGCGCTCGAGCCGCTGATCTGGTCTGCAGTTTGTCGCGAGCACAACTGGTCGTCGATCGAGGCGCCCGGCTACGGTCGAGGCTACGTGCAGGCAGACGCAAGTTGGCGCGACCTGTTGGCCGGCTTCGACTGGTTGCGCCGGACTCGCGGCATGATCGTTGTGCTAATCGCGCACAGCGCGATTGAGGTCATCAACGATCCGCGCGCCCCCAGCTACACGGCATACCAACTCCGCGTGCACCGGCGCGCCCGCGGCCTGCTGCAGGATTGGGCCGACGTTATCGGCTTTCTCGCTACTGACATCGCCATCAAGAATGAGGATGCAGGCTTCGGCAAGAAGCGCGTGCGGGCCGACGGCGGCGCGCTGCGCTATTTGCATTTCGAGGGCCGTCCCGCCTTCGTGGCGAAGAATCGCTACGGCCTGCCGACGAAAATGCCGGTACCGATCGACTTCGATTTTGCCAGCAAGTTGGCACCCCTTCTGCCGTCCGCTGCGCCGGTAGAGGCAATCCCAATCCGCGCAGCAGGAGCTACATCATGACCAACATTCCAGAAAGCGAAACTGCCTTACCCGAGACGTTCGATCCGCAGACGCAGGAGGGTAGCAAGTTCGACACTGTGCCAGTCGATTGGTACAAGGCCCAGATCACCGATGCCTCAGTATCGCAACCACAGTCCGGTGACGGCTGGGGTATCCATTTGAGTTGGCAGATCACCGAAGGCGAGTACGAGGGGCGCTATGTCTTTCAACGCATCACCTTCATACACTCGTCGATCGAAGCGACCACAATCGGTCGACGGCAGTTTAAAGATTTGTGCGTAGCCACCGGCATCGACGAGCAGGTGACCGACGTCGCGGTGTTCAAGTTCAACCCTTGTCAAATCAGAGTCGGGATCGAACAGGATAAGCGGGGCATCTATGCGGATAAGAACCGGGTGTCACGCGTCTTGCAGATTGATGCACCGGTGAAGCGGGTTGCTAAGACTGCCAAGGCCGCCAAGGCTACGCAGCCGTCTGCATCGGCGCCATCACCAACGACGGCAGTGTCCGCGACGGCTGCACCGGCCGCCAAGTCCGCCAGCAACGCCGTCGGCGACACCAGCGGCGCCAACGGTAACGTCCCGCCCTGGCGCAAGGCAAAGCCGTCGCCGAGCGCGGCTCTCGACGACGAGATCACTTACTGACTTACTCTTCTGATTTGCCGCCCGGCGACAGGCGCCAACCTGCCGCCGGGTAGCTGAACGAACCGAACGAACCAAACCAACGCAACCGACCAAACCAACCGAACGAGCGATCCCATGAATTTCTCACGGGTGATCCATGGTCGTGTTGCGTCCTTACCAGAACGACGCGCTGAGCGCGCTCGAGCAATACTGGAAAGCCGGCGGCACCGCTGCGCTGATCGATATGGCGACGGCAACCGGCAAAAGCCTAGTGCTGGCCGAAGCCATGCGCCGCGCGATTGCGGCGAATCCTTCGTTGCGAATCTTGCTCGCCGTTCACGTGCGCGAGTTGGTCGAGCAGGATGTCGATGCACTGTTGTCCGTCTGGCCTGATGCGCCTTACGGCATCTGCAACGACGGTCTCAACCGTCGCGACCACGACCAGCAAATCATCTTCGGTACCATCCAGACGCTCTATCGCGATGCCGATAAGCTCGGTCGGCGCGACCTGCTATTGATCGATGAGGTACAGCTGGTGCCGCGTGACGGCGACGGCATGTATCTGACGCTCATCGACACCCTACGCACGGTTTGCCCCGACCTGCGTATGGCCGGTGCTAGCGCCACCTGCTTTCGTCTCGACACCGGCTATCTCGATCACGGCGACGGCGCGTTGTTCGATAAGACCGTGTTCAGTTATGGCATCCGCGACGGCATCCGCGACGATTGGTTAGCGCCGCTGAGCTCGAAGGCAACCAGCGCCAAGATCGACGTCACCGGCGTCGGCCGCCGCGGCGGCGAATTTATTGCCGGCGAGCTCGAGCACGCGGCCAATGTCACCGACGTGGTCGACGGCGCGGTCGCGGAGATCGTCGATAAGGGTGCCAAGCGGCGCAATTGGCTGGCATTCTGCTGCGGCGTTAATCACGCCTTTGGCGTGCGCGATGCGATGCGTCGACACGGCATCAGCTGTGAAACCGTCGTGGCCGAGACTCCGAGCGACGAGCGGGACGCTATCTTCGCTGCCTACCGCGCCGGTGAGATCCGCTGCCTTACCGGTGTCAATGTGTTCTCGGTTGGATTCAATATCCCCGAAGTCGACCTCATCGCTCTCCTGCGACCAACCTGCTCGCCCGGACTGCTGGTGCAGCAAGTCGGGCGCGGCACCCGTAAAGTACCGGGCAAGAGCAACTGCCTCATCCTGGATTTCGCCGGCAACATCCGTCGCCACGGTCCGGTTGACGCCATCTACGTCAACGGTCGCTCGGCAGCCCATCCCAGCGATGTGCTGACCAAGTCCTGCCCACAGTGCCAGGAAGAAAACACGCTGGCGGCAACGCATTGCTGCTGCTGCGGACACGAATTCGTCAGCACCCGTGTACGGCAGATCAAGCATAGTGCGACCGCCGATATGACCCCGGTGCTCGCGGGCGAGGAGGTGTGGCTGCCGGTGCGGCATTCCGAATTT